GTATTATGCTGCTGGTGTCGGCGGCGCTCTTGCTGGTCGTGGTGCTGACCTTTTCGTTATTGATGATCCTCACTCGGAACAAGACGTTAAGTCGAATAGTCGACTGGCTTTTGATACCGCATGGTCGTGGTTCCAGACAGGACCGCTCCAGCGTCTGATGCCGGGCGGCGGGATTATCATTGTGATGACCCGTTGGTCGCTGTTAGACCTGACTGGGCGCTTGATTGACTACCAAGCTCGCAACCCAGAGGCCATCCCTTGGGAGATCGTCGAGCTGCCAGCCATCCTGAATGAAGGCGAAGAGAACGAGAAGTCCCTCTGGCCAGAGCAGTGGTCACTGGAAGCACTAAAGTCTACGAAGGCCAGCATCGACCCACGGTATTGGAACGCGCAGTACATGCAGCAGCCCACGGCGGAGAACTCGGCCATCGTGTCTAGGAAGATGTGGCGTATCTGGGAAGGCGACGAGCCGCCAAGCTGTGAGTACATCATCCAGTCATGGGACACGGCGTTTGAGACCAAGAACAACTCCGACTATTCAGCCTGCACAACGTGGGGCATCTTCTATAACGAGGAAGAGAACGACTCGCCCCAGCTCATCTTGCTCGATGCGTTCAAAGACAGGATGGCGTTCCCAGAACTCAAGACCATTGCGCTTAAGCATTACAAAGAGTGGGAGCCTGATGCGTTCATCGTGGAGAAGAAGGCAGCCGGAGCGCCGTTGATTCAGGAGCTTCGGGCCATGGGGATCCCAGTTCAGGAGTTCAGTCCGTCCCGTGGTAACGACAAGACTGTGCGTGTGAATGCAGTTGCAGATTTGTTCAGCAGTGGTAAAGTCTGGGCACCGGACACCCGCTGGGCACGCGAGGTAATTGAAGAGATGGCCGCGTTCCCAGTTGGGGAGCACGACGACTTCGTGGATACGACAACACAGGCGCTGCTGCGCTTCAGGCAAGGCGGCTTTATCAGTTTGGACACGGACGAGCGCGATGAACCAGAGTTCTTCCGCCGTAAGACACACGCATACTACTAGGATTAAACATGGCAACGAACATCGACAAAGCGCTGTACCAACAACCGGTTGGCATCGAAGAGCTGGCGCAGGAAGAGTCCCCCATTGAGATCGAGATCGTTGATCCCGAAGAAGTCACGATTGGCATAGACGGCATGGAGATCACCATGCGCCCCGGAGACGACACCGAAGAAGGCTTTGACGACAACTTGGCCGAGTACGTAGACGAGGCGGCGCTGCAGTCGCTGGCTGGTGACTTGGTGGCCGACATTGACAACGACAAGGGCTCACGCAAAGAGTGGGAGAAGACGTACGTTGATGGTCTGAAACTCTTGGGCCTGCAGATCGAGGAGCGCACAGAGCCATGGCAAGGTGCCTGCGGTGTGTTCCACCCGATGATTACCGAAGCCGTTGTGCGCTTCCAGTCCGAGACCATCACTGAGACGTTCCCCGCCCAAGGGCCTGTGCGTTCCAAGATTTTGGGCAAAGACACCCCTGAGATTCGTGAGATTGCAGCCAACGTCGAAGAAGACATGAACTTTGAGTTGACGGAGAACATGGTCGAGTACCGCTCCGAGCACGAGCGCATGCTCTGGTCACTGCCAGCCACAGGCTCAGCGTTCAAAAAGGTCTACTATGATCCCAGTTTGGGACGTCAGGTCTCGATGTTCGTGCCTGCCGAAGACATCCTCTTGCCCTACGGCGCGACTGATTTGGACACCTGCCACCGTGTCACGCACGTCATGCGCAAGACCAAGAACGAGATAATCAAGCTCCAGCAGGCTGGCTTCTACCTCGACATCGAGCTGCCAGATGCGCCCAAAGACCGCACGGACATTCAGAAAGCCAAGGACAAAGAGACCGGCTTTAACGACATGAACGACGATCGTTATACGATCTATGAGTGCCACGTTGACTTGAACCTCGACGGTTACGAAGACATCGTCGAGAACGACGACGGTGAGATGGAAGAGACCGGCATCATGTTGCCGTACGTCGTGACCATCATCAAAGGCACAAACGACATCCTGTCGATTCGCCGCAACTGGAAGGAAGACGATGAGCTCCGACTCAAGCGCCAGCACTTTGTACACTACCAATATATCCCCGGATTCGGAGCTTATGGTTTTGGCCTCTTCCACCTTATCGGTGGTTTTGCCAAGTCAGCCACAAGCCTTATGCGTCAACTGGTTGACGCAGGAACGTTATCTAATCTTCCGGGCGGCCTCAAGTCCAGAGGTCTGCGAATCAAAGGTGATGACACACCAATTGCCCCCGGTGAGTGGAGAGACGTCGACGTAGCCTCTGGCAACATCCGCGACAGCATCCTGCCCCTGCCCTACAAGGAGCCAAGCGCTACGCTGTTCAACCTGATGCAGACCATCGTTGATGAAGGCCGCCGCTTTGCCGCGACTGCTGACATGAAGGTGTCTGACATGAGCGCAAACGCGCCCGTGGGCACAACACTGGCCCTCTTGGAGCGCCAGCTCAAGGTCATGACGGCTGTTCAGGCTCGTGTGCACTTCGCCTTGAAGCAAGAGTTCAAGCTCTTGAAGAACATCATCCGCGACTACACCGACCCAGACTACACATACACGCCTGAGTACGGCTCACGTAAAGCGAAGAAAGCGGACTACGACTTGGTGGACATCATCCCCGTGTCGGACCCCAATGCGGCCACCATGAGCCAGCGAGTGATCCAGTACCAAGCTGTGATCCAGATGGCGCAGATGGCTCCGGACATCTACAACTTGCCCGAACTACATCGCGGCATGCTCTCCGTCTTGGGCATCAAGAACGCCGAGAAGCTCGTGCCGATCGAAGAGGACATGAAGCCAATCGACCCCGTGCAGGAGAATCAGGATGCGCTCAAGGGCAAGCCCCTCAAAGCGTTCTTGCACCAAGACCACGCCTCGCACATTCAGGTGCACATGTTGCTCTTGCAAGACCCGATGATTCAGCAGTTCATTGGCCAGAACCCACAGGCTCCCAAAATCATGGGCGCAATCACAGCTCACATTGCAGAGCACGTTGGCTACCAGATGCGCCAGAAGATCGAGCAGCAGCTTGGTATGCCCCTGCCTCCCGAAGACGAGAAGTTGCCACCACAGGTGGAGATCGCGTTGTCCGGCATGATGGCTCAGGCAGCCCAGCAGGTTCTCATGCAGGATCAGGCCAAGGCCGCGCAGATGCAGGCTCAGCAACAAGCGCAAGACCCGCTTGTTCAGATGCAGCAAATGGAGCTCCAACTCCGTCAGCAAGAGTTGGAATTGAAGAAACAAAAGATCATGATGGACGCTGCTGCCAAGGCCGACGAACAGGCTTTGAGAGAGCAAGAAGTCAGCGGCAAACTGGAGTTGGATGCTCTACGCACAGGTGCGCAAATCAAAGAGAGCGAATTCAAGCAACAGTTTGAGCAAGAACGTGCCGGCCTCCAGATGGGCGCCGACATCGCAAAGAGTAAAGCACAGATGGCTCTACAAGCGCGAACTGCTGCGCTCCAAAATAGCAGGAACCAAGGTTCTAAGAAATGATTCAAGACTTCGCACACGTATTGCGCGACAAAATACGTACAGACATGAACAACTACGCCGATGACTTGGCTGGTGGGGCATGTCGATCATTTGAGGAATACCAAAAACTCTGCGGGATTATTTCAGGTCTAGCTCTCGCAGAGCGTTATTTACTTGACCTGCTTGAGAAAGTTGAGAAATCCAATGAGTGAATCAGGATTGATTTTGCCCCCCGGTATTTCGTTGCCGCCCCATATTCAGCCAATGGACAAACCAGAAGCTGACGATGACAACGAGACAAAAGCAGGTGCACTGCCTACCCCCACAGGTTGGAAGCTGCTCTGCGTCGTGCCTGAAGTCGATACAAAGATTGCAGGTACATCACTGGATCTCGTGAGAGATACCGCCACACTACGTCAAGAAGAACACGCCACCACGGTGCTGTTTGTGTTGCGCGTAGGCCCCGATGCGTACAAAGACACCGCCAAGTTCCCCAACGGAGCATGGTGTAAAGAGGGCGACTTCGTGTTAGTACGTACTTACTCCGGCACAAGATTCAAGATCTTTGGCAAGGAGTTCCGTCTCATCAACGATGACCAAGTTGATGCTGTTGTGCTAGACCCTCGCGGTTTGACCCGCGCTTGAAAGGAAAGAAATGGCTGAACCGTACAAGTTCCCCGACGAAATCGAAGACAAAAAGACCGATGAGGTTGAGTTTGAAATCGAAGGCGAAGGTGAAGTAGACATTGAAATTGAGGACGACACGCCTGTCCAAGACAGAGGCCGCAAGCCTTTGGAGAAGGAAGTCGCTGATCCGACCGATGACGAAATCGAGTCCTACTCTGACAAAGTCAAGACCCGTATCAAAGAGTTGACCCACGCCCGTCATGACGAGCGCCGTGTCAAAGAAGCCACAATGCGTGAGAAGCAAGAGCTCGAGCGCCTAGCACAGCAGTTGATTGAGGAAAACAAACGCCTCAAGCAAAACGTTTACACAGGACAAGAAGCCGTAATTGAAGGCGCAAAGTCTAAAGCCGAGTTTGAATTAAAAGAAGCTCGTGCCAAACTTAAAGCAGCGCAAGAAGCTTACGACAATGAAGCGATCGTTGCAGCCTTAGAAGAAGTTACGGATGCAAAGATTCGTGCAGAACAAGTAAAGAATTTTCGACCTACCCCTTTACAGGAAGAAAATTTTGAGGTACAAACTCCTCAAGCCCAACCTTCACGGGTTGAACCGGACGAAAAAACTCTGCGCTGGCAGGCAAAAAACCAGTGGTTCGGGCAACAAGGGTTTGAAGAATACACCAGCTACGCACTAGGGCTGCATCAAAAACTAGTCTCAAACGGAGTGGATCCCCGCTCTGCTGAATACTTCGAGCAAATTGATGCTCGCATGAAGTCTACGTTTCCTGATTTGTTCGGGCAAACGAATGACAAGCCAAGGTCTGGTGAGGTTCAAAAGAAGCCTACGACAGTGGTTGCCTCTGTCTCGCGTTCTACGAGCGCTGGAAAGATTAAGCTAACAACTACGCAAGTTGCGTTGGCTAAAAAATTAGGTTTAACCCCGCAGCAATACGCTGCTCAAGTAGCAAAACTGGAGAACTGAAATGGCTGAAACTATCGACCGTAAAAATCGTGATCTAACGACACGCGAAAAATCTGTCCGTGCTGTATACGTACCGCCGACAAACTTGCCTGATCCAACGCCTGAACCGGGCTATGTGTATCGCTGGGTAGCGACTCACGTTCTGGGACAGTCGGAAGTGACCAATGTATCGCGCAGAATGCGTGAAGGTTGGGAGCCGGTGAAGGCAGAGGACCATCCAGAATTGATGATGATGGGCAACGAAAAGACTGGTAACGTGGAAATTGGCGGCCTCATGCTTTGCAAGATGTCTGCTGAAAAAGCCCGTGCCCGGGATGAGTACTATGACCAACAAGCTCAAAACCAGATGGACTCAGTTGACAATAGCTTCATGCGACAAAGTGATTCACGCATGCCGTTGTTTGCCGAACGAAAGTCGTCATCAACGCGTGGTGGATTTGGAAATGGTTCTAAATAAACTTAGGAGTCCTTAAATGGCATCTACCGCTACACCTTACGGCTTCCGTG